GGTCTATATATCCCGGACCACGTAACAGACATCGTAATTTCTGAAGCAATTAACTGTTCAACCCTTGCTAAAATTTCTAACCCAGCTTATACAATCCAAAGCTTAGGTTTAGACCGTGCACCTGTTGCGCACTACACAATCTTAGAAGGTATTGAAGTTGGTCAGTTCACTGGTAACCAATTCAACGGTGAAACATGGGAACCTGATAACCCATTCCGTTCTGGTGAAATCACTATCTGCCAAGATATTGACATCAAGAAAAAGTTCTCACGCGCTGAAGCGTTATCAATCGCAGATAACTGGAAGAAAGTACAAGATGGCTACGAAAAAATGCTTGGTTTAGCATTACGTAACTTATCTGAAGGCTACGGCTTCCGTATGATTGTTTCACAAGCTGCGTCATTCAACCAAGGTAACAAAGCTGGTTTACAATCACACAACATCGACTTAGGTTCTGTTACTAATCCGTTATTGATTGGTAAAGGCCAAGGCAAAATCTCTGCGACTGCTGCATTAGAGCGCGCTGAATTAGCTTTAATGGAAGCTGGTATCATGTGTGGCACATCACAATTACGTGTTGTTGCTTCACCTGGTTTCTATACTCGCTTACGTTCTGAGCAAGCCGCCACTGGTGCGAACTTATGTTGCCCAGACAACAACCCGAATATCTCAGGCATCTTGCACCCAGTATTCGGTTTCGAAGTATACTCAAGCTTATACATGCCGCGTCGTAAATTACCGAACGGCCGTACAGTTGAGTACGTAATCATTGCTAACCCAGAGCATATCGCAAGCCCATCTGATTTACGCTACTTAGAATGGGACACTGTATTGAACGATATTTACTTAATCGGTAACTATACATTCGACACAGCGGTTCTTTCTGGTCGCAGCGTTGCAGTTCTTGCAGTAGTGTTAGACTAAGGAGCGTGACACATGGCTATTTATAACTTATATGCAGGTGGTAAAAACACCAACACAATGCGTGCACAATTAGGTGCTAGCTGTGGTTGCCCATCAGGTAACTGTGCAGACCACGACCCTGATACAAATCTTCCATTTGTAGCTCAGCCTGATAACCGTGTTGACGGTGCATACAACTACCGTGATAAAGTTGACTTAAAAACTTTATTAAACCGTTTGAACTTACGCTACGGTAAAGGTCCAGAAGATTTACAAGTTGGCGACAAATTGCGTATCTTCTTAAACCCTAACCACTCACGCGTAACAGCGGTGCAAGTTGATGCTCGCGAAATCGTTGCAGGTTTAGGTTTCAAAATCCAACCTGCCGTCGAATTAAGCGGTGCACAAAATGCAGAGAAAGTTTTCGTCTACAAATCTGAGTACGACGAAGTTTGCCGTGGTATCAAAGCAGCTCAAGCAGCTCCTGAAGAAGCTACATTAGCAGACCCTGTGACCGTTGACGAAAAAGCTTTACAACGTACAACAGTTGTGTATGCAAACACAGTTGGCGGTTTCTATACTGATAAGGTGAACGCGATTGAATTAGAAATCACTTCACTTCCGGCTGAAGGTCTAACTGAGCACGGCGAATACTTATTCTCACGTGTATTCGAAGTGTACGGTTACAATGTATAATAATTGTTGGCCCACTTAACCGTGGGCCTTTTTAGAAGGATTATGAAAATGGAAAAAACAACTTCAGTATTTGCGTCTCACGTCAATGGTATTGAGTTCGATGTGACAGACCCAGTAACTGCTAAATTGTTACGCTCAAACTCGAAGTCAGATTACATCCACGAAGTTGACGAGAATGGCGAACCAGTAGCAGCAACTAAAGGCAAACGTGGTCAGGCAACTGGCGGTGAAATTGAACTAGACAACTAATTGGTGAAGCGCTATGAAACTTAAGGACGTCCTCGCTCGTATACGCATCGACATAAACGACCGAGACAAAGACCGGTTTGAAGACGCGATTCTAGTAGATTACATCAATGAATCATTAGAAGAGTTATTTCAACTCGTTCCATCACTATTTGAAAAAACAATGGTGGTGAAACTTTCTGAGGGCGAACTACAGCAGCCGTGTTGTTGTGATAAAATTCTGTCTGTTGATGCTTTAACAGACGCACATGGCAATACAATTGAAGAGTTACGTAAGACGAACACTGCTGCAGCTACGGCGTTTGGTAAGAAAAATTGTGGTACTGGTTCTGCAACAGACAAACCGAAATCATTCAATCTATTACCTAACAGCGAAAACAAGTTTGAGGTTCACCCACCATTAAAACCAGGTGTAGATGCTTGGGCACGTTTAACATGCGCAATTAGACCTTGCGAAATTCCTTTTGATTTAGAGGCAGATGTTCCTTGGTATGTATCACAAAAATACTCAAGCATCATCGACTACGTAGTATATCGTGCATTAGGCACTGAGCACGAAAGCCAAACAAGCCGCGCAATATCTGAGGCAAGACGTCGAGCGTTCTTAGAAAATCTCGGATACGCGAGCGCAGTTGAGAAACAAATTAGTAAATAAGGTAGGAAATTATGGGTTGCGGATGTGGCCAAAGTATCAGACCTAAATGCAATAACAAGTCCGCACCAGCGGACTTTTGTTGTTTTAGAAACGACGAGAGAGATGTTGAGTTTATTGACATCGATACTATTCTTCCACGAGTAACATTAGTTGCTGAGGGGGTTCCTGATTCAATCGCAATCGAGTACATCCGTCAGGCAGCGTACACTGTAGCTCGCGAATCAAGGCTGTTAGAAAGAACAATCAAGATTACACTACAGACAGGCGTTACCGATTATTATCTTGAGTCAGGCTCAGAGCAGATTCTGAATGTGAAGTCTGTTGAGCTACGTGACGGTTGTTGTAAACGTAAGAAATGTTTTGAACCACTGAGTATTTGTGATGGCTTCAGATTCTTCCCGCCTGACAAAATAGTGCTAGACGAACCACCGAAGGTCGACGGCGGAACATTAGAGATTGTCTACTACGCAGCGCCTACGCAGGACACATGTGAGATAGACAAACTATTATATGACCGCCACCATGATGTATTGGTTCACGGTGCGTTAGCAAGTATACTGCTCATGACGAAATATGACTTCGCAGACCAAACATTAGCTCTAATGTACGAGAAGAAATTCAACCAGGGTATTAGTTCAATTAAGATTGATGTAGCTCGTGATTTTAGAACAGGACCTCAGTCAGAACACCCATCAAAATACTGGAGAAAAATATGACTTGTAAATGTTGTGGTAAAGAAGATTGCAAGATGCTCGACAAGTGCTGTGGTAAGAAGCGCGAGAAATCTACAGGTCTTGCGGAGGCGGTTAATCATAGACCAACAGAGAGAATCACAGAGCGCGTGATGGTTGAGTTAGCTGATAAATGTCCACCTGATTGTAACTGTGGTGGTTGATTATGGCCGAGTTAAAATTAACGCGGTTCGTTGGATTGGTTCCGCGCCTGCATGAGCGGAACCTTCCTGAGAACTCAGCAACAAAGATTCTTGACGTTGACTTATCTAATGGTACGTTGAAGCCGTTTAGAACGAATAAGAAAGTGTCGGATAAAACTGGTAAGTATATATTCGTTGATAACTGCTGCTATATCACGTCAGATAATTGTAAGGCTTCAGTCGACATCATCGAAGACGAATGCTCGATTGTCGTCGCAACAGGGCTTGGCCCTCACCCAGTACAGAACATCAAGTCTAAGGCCTGTAACAATGAGTGGGTAAGACTAGGATTTCCTGAGACAACAACACCGACTGCGCAGGCAATTGACTTCAAGCCGTTGCCACATCAGACAGGTGCTCATTTCGATATGGCTCGTGAAGTGCGCGAGTACTTCTACACTCTTGTTACATGTCTCGGTGAAGGAACTGCGTGCCAAGAATCTATCCCGTCAGAGGTGAGTAACCTAGTTGAATGCCATAACGGTGATAATGTCGTCGTGTCTAATATTCTGACAACAGCTCCAGATGGTTACAAGATTGACTCAGTCAGAATTTACTGTGCCGTGACAATGGTCGACTTCGACGGTAAGGAACAAGAGCCAGTGTTCCTAGAAGTTGGTGAGGTTCCATTCGGCACAGGCACGTTCCTCCACAAAGCACGTACAGGTTACGGTGACGAGTGTATGACAGAGGAATACGACAACTTGCCTGACAACGCGAAGAACCTGGTGTACTGTAATAACGGTCAGCTGGCCGCGATAGTCGGTTGTGAGTTATGGTTGAGTGAACCGTTCAAACCTCACGCGTGGCCTGAGGCATACCGATATGGAAGATTCACTGGCAAGCCGCTACGCTTCATACCAACTGAGACGACAGGTTACATATTGACTGAT